GAGCTGGTCGGGCCGAAGAACTGCGCCCTGTGCGTCCTGGCGTCGACGCAGCGGTACCACATCCAGACCCTGAATCCCCTTCATAGTCAGTGCGACTGCCGCGTCGCGCCGATCTGGGGTGGCCAGGACCCCGGGCAGGTGATCGCGCCGGACCTGCTCGAGCGCGTGCATGGCGCGGTGCACCAGCTGACCGGGACGACGGACCGCGGTGGCCGCGAGCCGGACTACCGCAAGATCGTGCTCCAGATGACGCAGGAGCACGGCGAGCTCGGGCCGATGCTGGCCCGGCCGCTGGATCACTTCACCACCGAGGGCGACCTCTAGCACCCCGAGCAGGCGGCCCAGCCGCCTGGTGCGGCGGTGGGGCTGCCTCTGATAGCCGAGGGCCGGGTCCCCTGCTACGGCATGCGGATCGCTCACGGCCAGCCAGACCCATCGTCGCTCCACTACTTCCCCGCCGCTGGCGGGAAGGCGCCACGTCCGCGCGCAAGGACGGATCTACGCCGACGGGCTTACGGGAGCAACAGCATGGCTGAGAACAACAACGGCGACGGCGGCAACGCTGGCGGCGGGCAGAACAACGACGGCGGTGCCCAGAACCAGGGCGGCGACGGCAAGAACACCAACAGCGGCGGCGCTGGTTCGTCGACCGGGCAGCAGCAGAACCAGGGCGGCCAGAGCAACACCGGCAGCGGCAGCGGCAGCGAAAAGACGTTCACGCAGGCGGACGTCGACCGCATCCTCGCCGAGCGGCTCGGGCGAACGAAGCAGCAGCACGACGCCGACCTCGCCAAAGCACGCGAGAACGCATCGAAGCCGCTGCAGCAGCAACTCGACGAGCTCACGAAGAAGCTGAACGACCGCCAGACTGCAGACGTCGAGCGCAACGGAAAGCTTGCACTGTCACAGGTCTACTCCCAGCTCGCCGAGGCCGGGGTGAAGAAGTCCGACGTCGAAGGCCTGCTGAAGCGGTTCGACGCGAAGGCACTGCTGAAGGACGGCGAGCCGGACGACGCGGCGATCGCGGAGTTCGCCAAGGACCTCGCCAGGACCGCCGGTCAGATCGCCCCGGACCTCGATCAGGGGCAGGGCGGCAGCGGAAGCAGCCCGCAGACGATGGGCGACTTCATGCGCCAGATGGCGCGCAACCGCAGGTAACGACCCGCTCAGCGGCACGGCCGGACCGCTGCGCTCACACCATGGAGGAAGACCGTGCCGTACAACAGCGCAACAACCCGCGCCGACGCTCAGGCGCTCATGCCGGAGGAAGTCTCCAAGGAGATGCTGGGGAAGCTGACCGAGGAGTCGGCAACCCTGGCGATGTTCCGGCACATCCCCGTGGCGCGGACCCAGGTCCGCTTCCCGATCGTTTCGGCGCTGCCGGTGGCGTACTTCGTCGCGGGTGACACCGGGCTGAAGCAGACCACGAAGATGGCGTGGGACAACAAGTACCTGAACATCGAGGAGATCGCGACGATCCTCCCGGTGCCGGAGAACGTGGCCGACGACATCGACGGTGACGTGTGGGACTCGGCGGAGCCACTGATCCGTGAAGCGATCGGCCGCACCTTGGACGCTGCAGTGTTCTTCGGCGTCGGCAAGCCGTCGTCCTGGCCGACCGACATCCTCGCGGCAGCGACCGCGGCCGGGAACACGGTCTCCGAGGGCACCGCGACGGCCGCGCAAGGTGGCTACTTCGGCGACATCGACAACCTGATCTCCACAGTGGAGGACGACGGGTTCGACGTCGACGGGTTCGTCGCCGCGCGCGGTGTCCGCCGAAAGCTGCGGTCCGCGCGCGACACGCAGGGCCGCAAGAACGACGTCGGCCGGCTCAACGGCCCGCTGACCGAGCTCGACGGCTCCCAGATCGTGTACCCGATGCGTGGTCTGTGGGCGACGAACGGCGCGACCGGCGCGAACGTGCGCATGTTCGCGGGTGCGTGGGACAACTTCGTCGTCGGCGTCCGGCAGGACATCGAGATGAAGTTCCTCGACCAGGCCGTGATTCAGGACAACACCGGCGCGATCGTCTACAACCTGCCGCAGCAGGACATGATCGCCTACCGGCTGAAGTTCCGGGTCGGCTGGCAGGTCTCGAACCTCCTCAACAACGACAACCCCGACAACGCGACCCGGTACCCGGTCGCCGCGTTGAAGTTCTGAGAGGCGACCATGACCGCTCCGCTGCAGCGCGTCCTCGAGCAGGACGTGCCCGTCGTCGGCACCGCCGGCAACGACGAAGACACCATCGTCACGCAGGCCCCGTTCGCGGGGACCATCACCGCGGTCGAGTACGTCCCCGAGGCCACGATCACCGGCGCGGCGACGAACAACCGCACCGTGTCGCTGGTGAACAAGGGCCAGGACGGGTCCGGCTCGACGACGGTGGCGACGCAGACGTTCGGCGCCGGCGTGAACGCGACGGCGAACAACGAGAACGCGGTGCCGCTGTCTGGCACGCCCGCGAACCTGGTCGTCGCGGCCGGCGACACGCTGCAGTGGCGGTCGGTGCACGTCGGCACCGGCATCACCGACCCGGGCGGCCTGGTCCGGGTCACCATCTCCCGTTCCTGAAAGGACTGATCAGCATGGCTGACGAGAAGGCTCCCGAGGGTGTGCCCGGGCAGATCAGCGAGGGCGAATTCGTGCACCCGCGCGACGGCCAGGAGCACGGCTACTACGGCACGCTGCCGCACACCGAGGACCCCGAGGCGCACACCGTCGCCGGGGTCACCGGCGGCACGGCGAATGTCGCGGACGAGCCGAAGAGTGCGCAGACGTCGACGAAGCGCACCGCTTCGCGGTCGGCCGCGAAGCCGGCGGACTGACGCCCGGAGGCTGCGGTGGCACCGTGGGCGACATCTCTCGACGTGCAGGCCCGGTACGAGAAGGACATCCCGGACAACCTCGCCAGCCGGGTCGGGACGAAGCTCGACGACGCCCAGACGATCATCGAGAGCAAGCTCGGGGACATCCAGGTCGCGATCGACGCCGAGCGCACGTCGGCGAAGAACGTGAAGCTGGTGCTCTGCGAGATGGTGATCCGGTGGTTGCGGAACCCGGGCGCGATGGCGTCGGAGACGGTCGGACCGTTCGGGTATCGCCGCGACTCCAGTATCCGCTCGGGAAAGCTGTACCTGACCGCCGAGGACCGGCAGATGCTCGGACTGCAGTCCAGCGCCACCACAATTCCAATGGCTGACGACGCGCTCAGGTACCCGACCCGGCGGGCGGGCCTGCGCAAGTGGTGGGTTGGGAACCGGCCGCCACCCGGGTACGACCCCGACTGGGACTGCTGATGGCCCCGTTCGGGATCACCGTCGACGTCTTGGCCGGCGAGCGTGACCTCGACGGGGACCTGCACGACGAGCAGCCCGTCGGCACGATCGAGGGCGCGGCGTTCGCGCCCGGCACGTCGATCGAGGACAACGACCGCAAGGCCCAGGTCGTCACCACCGGCACGCTGTACGTCCCGCCAGGGTCGTTTCCGGTGACCGCACAACACCGGATCCGGTTCCCGGGTGGTGCCGTGTGGACAGTCGACGGCACGCCGGGCGCGTGGGACAGCCCCCTGACTGGCTGGTCGGCCGGCGGGGAGATCCGTCTCCGTCGAGTCACGGGATGAGGTGAGCCCATGGAGTATCGGCCGGATTTCCGTGGCATGGCGGAGTTCCTGCGCGGCCCGGACGCGGCGCGGGTGGTCACCGCGGCGGCGACTGCCGGGCTGGCGCGGGCCCGGCAGCTCGTCGGCCACGATTCGGGCGAGACAGCACGCACGGGACGGCTGCTGCACGGTACCGGTGGCCGCCGCAACGACCGTGTCCGGGCGACGATCGCGTTCGACGGAGCGATGGTCCAGCAGCAGTTCGGCAACCGGCGCACGAAGGCCACCCGGCCGATGACGCGCGCGTGGGAGCAGATCTGATGCCGAACTTCATCGACGTCGAGAAGGCGCTCGGTGAGCTTCTGGCCGACCTCGGCACCGTCGGCACCGCCGTCCCGGCCAATATCCCGGACCCGTTCATCTGCATCGAGCGGGTGCCGGGCGGCGGTTCGAACGCGCAGGGCTGGCAAGACGTCGCGCTCGTCGAGGTCCAGACGTGGGCCAAAACCCGGCCTGAGTCGATAGCCCTGAACAACGCCATCCGTGACCGGCTCGCCGGCCGCCGCGGCGTCGGCACCTCCCTCGGCCTCATCGACCGCATCGCGGAAGCCGGTCCCCCGACCCAGCTTCCGTATGCGGACGAAGAGCGGAGGTGGGTGCCGTCGACGTGGCGGATCACCTCACGCACCCAGTAACACGCTGAACCCGGGCTTTCCTTACCGGCCACTGGTCGGTGTTCTCACCTGTCCAGAAAGGACCGGCTCATGGTCGCTGCCAGTTTCGACACCGTTGCCGCGCAGAAGTCCGGCAACATCCGCAAGCCGCTCGCCGGGACCGTACTGCTCGGCAAGTACGGGACCGCCGCGGCGATCACCACGCTCGTCGCGCCCGCCGGGCAGATCCTCGCCCCGGCCGATCACGAATCGTGCGGGTGGATCTCCGAGGACGGCCTGACGTTCTCCAAGTCTCGCGAAATCTCCGAGGTCCGGGGCTGGGGCGCCACCACGGTGCTGCGCCGCGACATCCGCACCGAGGACAACACGCTCCAGTTCGCGGCCCTGGAAACCAAGCGGCTCACCTACGAGCTTAAGATGTCGCGGGACCTGTCCGGTACGGCCGCCGAGATGTCGGCGGGCGGCGAGTGGAAGATCGACATCCCGACGCGTGCCGACATCATGTGGTGGCGCCTGCTCGCACTCGGCAAGGACGGCACAGGCTCGTCGCTGTTCTACATCGCGCGGGTGTTCCACAAGATGATGGTCACCGACATGGACGACGAGGCCTGGACCGACGGCGACGACCCGCTGAAGTAC